TGTTTTTTTTTTTTTTTTTTTTTTTTTTTTTTTTTTTTTTTTTTTTTTTTTTTTTTTTTTTTAATATAATTTATAATTATATGTTATATATAAGGCCTTATGGTATAGGTTAGAGCCCTAAATCCTTTTTCAGATTTTCAATTTGTTCCTCAACTTCATCAATACATTGTTGCCATAATTTTTTTCTTTCTTCTTTTGCATTGATTTTTCTAACAACTCTTTTTTCAGAATACTCAAATTTATACCATTGCTTATTTACTTCAATAGTTCTGGATACAGTTGCTTGAATTATAATTTGTTCTTTGTCTTGCATTTTATTCTCCTATTTTTTCTTAACAGTTAAAACTGAAGTTTCTTTCATAATCTGGAAAGGTTTTATTTCTGCCGCACTTAATTTACCATTGAATATTAAACTTTCTAACTTATCTTCATCAATAACTTTTTTAGTTATTTTAGAAACCATTGATTTACCGTATTTATCTTCAATGTAATTTATTAACTTTTCTTCTTCCAAACTTGCGGATTCTCTTTTAGTTAAGGATGCTACATAAACACCGCCTTCAATACTAAATTGATTGTTTTCTTTCATTGAAGTTTTTAAGCGATTAACGTATAACTTTTCTTCTTCCTGAAGTGTTTTAATTTGCGCTTTTAATGCTCCTAACTTCTCTACTACATTTTCTAATGTCATTTCTTTTGTTTTCATTTCTTTGTTCTCCTTTTAATTTTTTTTACTACAATATTTATTATAATAAATATTTTTTAAGAAATCAAGGTTTTTCTCTTTTGTTCTTTTCTTTTCAAAATTTTCTTGCCTCTTTTGCCCCAGAAAATTCTTGCGTTATATTCTGACATTGTTCCTCTTTCAGTTGTTGATAATAAAGTATCAAATTTTTTAAATGCTTTTAAGTCAGAAAGTTTCCACGCTCTACCTTTGTTTTTTGCAATTCTCATTGCTTTTGGTAACTTTAACTTAGGATGATTTTTTCCTTCGCCTTCACTCCATCTAACCCAAGAAATAATTGTTATAGGTGTTTTTCTTAATTCTCTTGCAATGTCATTAATTACTAAAAATTTCTTTTGTTTTTTATCCATTTTTTAATCTCCTTTTTTACGATAATAAAAATTCTATCAATCTTCTTTTGTTTGAAAAATTTATTTTTCCATCAACTAAAAATTCTGCATACTCTTGTTTTTCTTCTACAATATTTTTTACTTTTTCATCAATAGTATTTTTGCAAATTAAATTATAAACGATTGTTTTTTCTGTAGTCCCTTCTATTCTTCTAACTCTATCAATTGCTTGCTTCATATCAGCAGCAGTCCAGGGCAAATCAATAAAAATAATCCAACTTGCCGCTGGTAAATTATGAGAAGTTCCCATTGCCCCAATCGTTCCAATCATACATTTACAACTTTCATCATTAAATAATTTTCTTTTCTGACCTTCTACATCTTTCATACCTCCTATTATTACTGCAGGATTATATTTTTCTAATAATTTTTGTAACGGTTTTATTACTTCAACCCAATTACTATATATCAATACTTTTTTATTATTTTCTACCGCTTGATTCATTATTTCTAAAATCTTTTCAAACTTAATTCCCATTGCCGTATTTGGTGCTAACAAAGAAGGAAAAGATGTTGCTTGTCTTAATCTAATAAAATCAGTTAATGGATTTGGATTAGTTATAATTTTATCTATATTTTTAATTATGCCATCACGAGCATCATTATATATTTGTGCTTGTTCTTTTGTCATTTCTAATATTTGGTTTTTATAAATCAAGGGTGGCATTTCTTTTATATCGTTTAATTTTCTTCTTATCTGAATTTCATCAACTCTTTCCTGTAACTCTTTCATATTTTTATAGGCAACAATCTGATAACCACCAAAACCACCCATAACGCAATAATGATTTTTAAAAATTGAATAATTATGATTTTCTTTTCCAAGCCATTTTAATGTAACATATAAATCAATTGGTTTATTTAATACCGGAGTTCCGGTCATTGCAATTTTTATTTTACTATCTAACTTTAAAAAACCTTTTGTTTGGTCTGCTTGAGGATTATTGCATTTATGACTTTCATCAAGTGCAATCATTTCAAAATTAATCTTTTGTAATTGCTCTACAATTTTAGGGTCTCTTAAACTTTGGATATTAGTAACAATAAATAATTCATCTTTTATATTTTTTATATCTTCAATCTTATCTAAATTACTACCATCGTAATAATTACCATTTTTTCTTTGTCTGCTTCCAAGTAAAATATATTTTTCTTTTGAATGAATTTTTATTTCATTTATCCAATTCCATTTTGAATTATTTATTCCGCAGATAATTAAACAATGTTTTATATTTCCAAGAAATTTGTGCAGTCTTGCTATATCAATTATTTGTTTTGTTTTTCCACAGCCAGGTTCATCACCAAGTAAGAATTGAAATCTTTTCTGACTTTCACAAACAGTTTCAAATTGATGTTGAAATGGTTTTGTTACAAAAGTAAAATCGGAAGGTAAAGAAAGTTTATTTTTAACTTTTTTATTTTCTTGTGGTTCTTCAATTTCATTTACAATTATAAAATCTTTAAATCTGCGAGTAAATTTACGATATTCTGTTAAAGATATTTCCCATAATTTTAAATCTTTGTGCCAGTATCTTTCATTGAAGTTATTATGAATAAAAGAAATTATTTCAGCATCATAATCAAATTTAATGAATGCTGAATAATTATAAAGTTTTAGTGCTTTCCTTAAGAATATTTTACCCATATCAATATTATAATAAATATTCAAAAGAAAATCAATAAATATTTATTATAGGTTATTGATGAGTTCGGTAAGTTCTTCTATTTGCGACATCTTTGAATTGTAATATTGTTGTGCTTCATCCTTTTCTTTTTGACTTGCATTTGGATTAAGCAATACTCTTATATCCCTAATTAATTTATTATTTAACACCTCAATTTGTTGTTCGTATTCTGTTTTTAATTCTTCTTTTGATTTTTCGTATTTTACAATTTCACCATTTTTCCAAATTAAAGTTCCATTCTCTATTCCTTCAATTTGTTCTTCTGTTAATAATTTATCACTACCTTTTAAGTCACCTATATAACTAATTATTAACAAACCTTCGTTATTATATGCTTTCCTGCCTCTATAATCAGTTTTTAACAACCATTTATTATTTTCAAATACAATTGCTTTACCTTCTTCTTTTTCAGGTGGAATTTCAAAAGTTGAATTGATAGGTAATAGGTAAACTTCTTTTCCTTGTTTCTCTGTTTGAATTGGATTTAATTGTGCTTGTTGAGTTCCTTCATATTCTTTTGTAATTGGATTAAATTTATAAGCATTCATTTCTTATCTCCTTAATATTTAATTATCCATTTTGAACTTAATGATTTTGGTTGAACAGTTGAAATTAAATCTGAATATATAGAACTTGAACGTGATGCATCAATATCTATTCTTGCATAAGTATCTTGCCCTCCGGTGCTCATTCCTGTTCCGGCAGCCGCAGATACTCTTGAAAAAGCACCATCAGCTGTTATACCGGTAGAATTAGGTATACCACCTATGTTGTATATGTTACCTTTAATGTTTGGTAACCCTGCATTTTTATATACTCCGTTTTGGTCAGACCCTTCAATAAATCTACCTCCGGTAAAATCAGGAATATTAAATGTAGTTGAGCCATCTCCTTGACCAAATTGAGTTCCTATTCTTGCAAACAAATCTGCGTAATCAATTCTTGAAAGAGCTGAACCATCACACCATAACCAACCTTGCGGTAAAATATCCCCACCATAAGGAACATAAACTCCGGTTAAAGATTCAAGACCTGAAAAAATTAATCTTAATGATTGAAGAACTTGAGTTGAATCTGATGCATCTTTAGTTAATCCGGCAACATCTATAATATGCTGTAATTCATTTACAATTTGATTTAATTCCTCAGCAGAAAAAGTATAAATACTTGTAGGAAATATATTTTTATTTTGTTTTTGTTCTATATTCATTTTTTACCTCCTATTTTTTAGCTTCAAATTGCATTTTTAATGTATACATAAAATCGTTTGATTCTGGTAATGGTATATCCTCATCTGTTGAATAATCACTTAATATTAAAGTCGTTTTCTTTGCATTAAAATTAGTGGATATTCCTTCAACTTTAAATTTTTTAGCATATAATCCCAATTCTTTCCACTTTGTATAATCAGTAAAACTTTTTTTAGCAAGTAAAACATTATTATGATATAATTTTACATAATCACCTAACTCCAACTCCAAGTCCATTCTTATTTCAATTGTTGCGTTTAATCTTAATTTTGATAACTCTTCATAAATTGTAGGTGCTACCGCATAAGCAAGGTCAACATTATCCGCTGGCAATAATTGACCACCGTTTAATTTATAAATTCTTGTGCCATACATATCAATATTATTCGGATGCTCTTCTTCCTGTGTATTACAATCAATTACTTTACTATAATTTCCGTAAGCAATTACTACCTTCGTTTTTAACCTATCCAAATCATTATAGATTGACTGCATTTCAATTATTTCATCATCATATAAAGACTTAACATCACTTACTCTATTTCTTGCTCTGAAAAAGAATTTATCGTCTGAATCAAATCCTATTTCATACATTGCCATCAATGCTAATTCTTTTAATGCTGCTAATATACTCATATTAGTTAAATCACAAACACCAAGCGGAACATTTGTTGTTTGATAATGCCACAAAGTTATATTTTTAAGATTTATATTATTACCAAAACTTGCGGTATTTGTAATAAGAAATTCCAAAATCCTCTTGTCTATATTTAACGGAGTTTCTATCGTATAATTTATAAATTCACTCCATTGCTCTCCTTGATTTTTATATCTTACCATTGCATTCAAAGATGGTGAGCCACTAACTTCAAATTGAGCATTTAATCTATCATACTGAGCAAAAGAACTATCTGTTTCCTCATTTGTAAATTTTATACAAGGGTATCTATAATAAGTAGTTTCTGCCAATGGTTTTGCTTCAATGTTATTTACTCTTGCTAATGTTGTGGCACTTACAATAGAATATATTTCTGCATAAGTAAATACAACTCCTGATGTAATAGTTGCGCTATAAATTGAAGAACCATTTTTTAAGAAAGTAAGTTGGCCATTTGCGTTATATTGAATTTCAAAAGTATTTCCAGAAACACCGCTTCCTACTACTATATAATCGCTAT